AAATTTGTGTATACAAAGTGTCTAACTAACTAATCAAAATGTATCATTATTTGTATAAAACAACGTGTGTCATTACTAACAAATATTATTATGGTATGCATACTACGCATAACATAGATGATGGGTACATTGGATCAGGAATAGTTTTAAGAAACTCAATCGCTAAGTATGGTTTAGACAGCCATATTAAAACAATAATAAAATTTTGTAACTCTCGCGAAGAACTTGCTGCACAAGAAGCCTTGTTAATAACTGAAGATACCTTAACTGATCCTTTATGCATGAACCTAAAAAAAGGAGGTAGAGGAGGAGGTCAAAAAGGTATTAAAAGGTCTAGTGACACACGGGCAAAAATGACAGCAGCTAAAGCTAAGTTAAAAGCTGATGGTTGGAAACCATCACCTGAATCTGTTTCCAAAAGAAACGCTAAAGCCAAGGGTAGAAAGGCGTCACTCGAAACAAAGCTTAAAATGTCTATGTCACGCAAAAATAAAAAGCTACCACCTTTTTCTTTAGAACATCGACAAAAGCTTAGTATAGCCAGGCGTCAGCGTGTGACGTCCGAGGAAACAAAAGCTAAAATTTCTAATACATTAAAAAAGAACGGCAGTCATAAACCATGGAATCTTAGTCCAGAAGCTAGAGAAAAACAGATACTAGCTACTAAAAAATCTTTGACAAATAAACCTAAAATATTAGTGGTTTGTCCTTACTGTGCGAAACAAGGTGGGAAACCAGCTATGATGAGATTTCATTTTGAATACTGCAAGAATAAAAAGGATACATAATGCGTATAGCTGTATACACTATTGCGAAAAACGAAGAAGCCAATGTCCAGCGTTGGGCTGACAGTTGTCAAGATGCCGACTATCGTGTTGTATGTGACACAGGAAGTCAAGATGCCACTGTTGCACAACTAAAACAACTGGGAGTCACAGTTCATAATATCACACAAGATCCCTGGCGTTTTGATCATGCCAGAAATCAAGCGTTGGATCTTTGTCCACAAGATGCTGATATTTGCATTAGCCTTGACATGGATGAATGGCTTATGCCCGGCTGGCGACAGGCTGTGTTGCAAGCTTGGACTCCGGGTACCACTCGCTTGGCTTACATGTATGTGTTTGCAGCAAATGTAAGCAACCAAGGTTTTTGGGCAAACAAAATACATGCGCGACATGGCTATCGTTGGAAACGTGCCGTTCATGAGTCAGTTTTTGCACAAGGTATTCAAGAGCAAGAACGTGCATGTCACAGCAATCTTGTCTTGCAGATACAAAACACACAACAACCACATAGACGTGACTACCTTGAGCTCATGGCACTAGCGCATCAAGAGGATCCACAAGACAGTCAACTGGCATTTTGGTATGCAAGAGAATGTGTGAATCATGGTGAACATGATAGAGCACGACAAGCACTGCAAGAGTTTTTGTCTATTTCTACAAGTTGGTGGGCTGAGCGTAATGAAGCTTTGCGCTTGTCAGCAGCTTTGCATGATAATCCTGAAACATGGCTGCTGCGTGCTGTAGCTGAAGGCAGTCGTAGAGAAACTTGGTTGGAATTAGCAAAATATTACTATATCCGCCAAGATTGGCATCAATGTTCATGGGCCAGTCATCAAGGCCTAATAGCACCAAAAACTTCCACGTATTTAGATAGTGTTCCTGATGATCATGTAGAGTTTCATGATTTACTGGCAATCAGTTATTGGAACTTGGGTTGGTATTCACAGGCCAAAATCCATGCTGAAAAAGCCATGCTAATAAATCCCAACGATCCAAGATTACTTCAAAACTTTAATATTATAGTTGATAGCATGATCTAAGTTTGATCTATTTCATGCCAACTCGGCAACACCAAGTCTTTGTAATAATCAGGATATTTTGTAATCCAAGGTTTTGGTGATACAACTATTTTGTTAGGTGATTGTGATAACCAAGCAGCCCACCAACTAAATGAACTGTTCGACATGATATGATTCTTACATAAGGAAATAACTGCCATGTCAATACCTGGATTATTGCTTGTGTAAAATATAAATCTATTAGAGGAAAATACAGGTTGATTTTTACACCATGTTATATCATCAGATACTACTAACACATTATGATCTTGGGGCAATAGTTCCAATGCACGGTTATAATAATCCATGCTTCTTATATGCCAGTTGGCATTTATATAATCAGTTCTGCGGACATGTAAACTGCTAAGATTTTTAGGCTGAGTATTAATATACTCATTTGCAGATTGTAAAACACAAGGTAAGAACTGAAATTCATCCAATATATCTTGTGAAAAATCCTGCCAATATCTGTAGTTTTGCCAATAGCCTTGAAGCTCAGTGTCATCTGGGCAATTTTGAATCCAATATGGATCAAAAATATGTGTAGCTTCACGTTCAACTTTATTGAACTTGTATTCCAAACGCTGACTGTTAGTCATTGTGAAAATGTCAAATAGACTGTGCCCAGACGTTGGAATGCACCACGAATAGTTGTGATGTTTAGCCATGCCAATCAAAAAAGCAACTTGCCACATTTGGTTTCCTAGCCTGCCCATTTGGCCTAACGAGGTATTACCTATCATTTAAGTCAACATTAATAAAGGTTTATGATTGGAAATTTTTTCGTAAATCATGTTGAAAACTTCTTGTGGCCAATCTATGGAGGTTGTCCAAACAGGTTCGCTCCAATAACCTTCTTGTAGTTTTTCATTTATATTCACATGCATGATCCATTCAATCATGTCTTTATTAGATGCAAAATCATCTCGATTTATAAATGCCTTGGGATTGAAATCACGGATGGCTTCACTACCACCACAATAAATTGGGATGCTACCTGCCGCCAAGGGCTGCAACAGTTTTTCAGTAACATATCCCGGAAGTTGAGTATTTTCCCAGGCTATAGTAAACCTGTATGTTTGCAAGTCTAGTGTTTTGTCTTGCAAGCAAAAACCCTGATTGTTGAACAAAGGTCCAGTGCTGTGGACTTTCTTGATTTGATTTAACGCGAGGAAAAACTCAATACGTGACTTAACTGGATTGCGATAGGTAAAATTGCAAAAGTTTGGTTTATAATGCCATGGTTGAGTATGACGTCTGAGAATATGTGATATATCAAGTGGATGATCAGCAGGGTTTTTATCCTGGTTCCAATCTATATATAAAACCCAATGCGGCAGTCTTTTGTATTTGGGATCAGCATGCATGTGATGTCCAAAACTCAAATCAAAGTCACCTTGTGCATCATAACTTTCGCCACTGTATGCAACTAATATAGGCTCACTTGCCCATTGACTTTTCTTGGGTGGATTTCCAAACACACTGTAAACAACTACATCTGGGTGGATGTTGTCTATGATCACTTGATAATGTTGTTCAAGACACCAACGGAAAAAATCTCTTGGGTTTTTTTCAGGATCATGATCTGGCCACATGCTGTGGTAAGCCAAACGTAATATTTTCATTTCAAATAATTCCACAAATGTTCGCGGTGATTTCTTAATATAGCAATAGCTCGTTGTAGCTCAGGTGTACATTTGTTATACAACTCGATCATTTCAATTTCAGCTTGTTGGCTGTTGTAACCAGTTCCCTGAGGGTGTGACACTGTGTAGTTGTAGTTTCTAATAACAGGACGTTTTTGCAAATAGCTAGATGCGCACAAAATTAAATCAATGCCCCAACCAAACTTGTTAAACTGCCAATCCCAAGACAGTGCTTTGAATGCATTAATGACATCTTTATGTAAAAACCAAACTGTGCAATCAGGATTATTAACTAGCCTTAAATGATTGTCTGGTAGTTTGATGTTTGAGACATCAGCACGTGAACTGTCATACCAAGTGTAATCCACATTAGGTGCATATATGCCCCAACGATATTTTTCATAATCTTGCTGAGCTGCTTGAAATATCTCTTGCCATTGATTGCTTGTGGCATCTGCCTGCACATGAAACATAATGTCACCATCAAATCGTTCACATGCAGCTAGCCATTGCTGTGTAAAGTAAGCTTCATTGCCAACATTTACCCAGTGTTTGGGTTGATGATCAGGATCGCTGTTTATAATACAGATGTCATAGCCTAAAGATTTTAAATGCTCTTCAGTAGCAAGAGCAGTATGCGTGTGGTTTGGCCAGTTAAAAACAAAGCATTGCAACTTCATGTTTGTAATAACTGCCCGTAGCTAAACTTGTTTTCATCAGTGGTAAATGATTTCCATGTTGGACTTAAACTAGGAGCGTATAAGGGCAAATCGTGTTCTGTGTAGCCGTTACCGCAAAAATCAAAAGGATTGCATAACATATTACGTGTATGTGAAAACCAGTTGATATGTTTAATATCATGTAACAACTGAAGTTTTTCCACATGAGGCCAAACAATGTCTCTTAACCATATTTGATCTTTTAAATATTCATTATTTCCCTGTGAATATAACATTGATTGATCCCAAAATGTCACAGGCATTTTACCTTTGTAGCCCCACATACCAGCCATAATAGGCCATTCATAATGCGCATCATGGTCTTTAATATTATGAAATAAAAAGTGACTTTGTAGCCATTCTTGTATTGCATTATATTCACGTATAGTTATTCTACTATCGCTGTCCCTTATAACTGTGATGTTGTTGTCTGATTCAAAAACTGGCAAAAACCTCCAAAAACTTCCATGGATGTTAGGTAAACCAAGTAATACATGTATGTTGGTATTATTACTATAATTGAAGTTTTCCAGATTGTCTGTATAAATCCTAATTTGCCAATCAGGAAAAAACCTCGCGCAGAGTTCCACTTGGCGTTTTGCGCCTGTAATATACCGTGGATTTGTGCCATATGCACTCATGCTGAAAATTTTCATTATAGATATGTTAATAGACTTTTAGGATCATTAAACTCAGCTAATATTATATTATATAAATCTCTAGGGAGTTTTTCAAACATTTTGTACATTAGTTGTACAGCTTGTTCTTCAACATATCCGCGGCCTGGATGATGATACACAGTATGTCTCCAATCTCGTAATACAACTCGCTTAGCCTGCCAACTAACAGCACTAATCACACAATCAATACCCCAGCCTAGATAATTGTCTGTATATTTTAAGTTTAACGCAAGATATTTTTGCAGTATATCCTTGTGTATAAACCAACAAGTACAATCAGGATTTGCCACAGCCCGTAGTTCTGGTATTGAACTTTGCCATTCTTCTATAGGAACTGCACCCCAGTTGTTATGCTGGAGATTAGGACTATACAGTCCCCAGTTGTGCAAACTAAAAGTTTCTTCTGCTGACTTTATTAAAGCATGCCAATCCTGATATTCAGCATCTGCTTGAATATGAAACAACACATCTCCTGAAAACAACTGTGTTGCCATATACCACTGATGGCCAAACCATGCTTGATTTCCCAAGTTTAACCAATGTGATGGTTGATAATAAGGATCGCTGTTAACGACGTTGCAGGAATACCCAAAAGCATTCAACTGCTTTTCAATAACAAGCGCTCGTTGTGTTTGCCTGGGCCAGTTAAAAAGCCAAATATCAAACTTCATGAGTGATTTTGTCAGTTTGCTTGCAAAATCATTTTTTGTTGAAATAGTGTCTTGTGGACATGGAACTTTTGTAACCAAAAATCAAATGTTGCGTATTTTTGATCTGGTGCAGAATACAACCACTTATTTACATTGTAGAGATCTTGCCATTCGTCAATAATTTTACATCCTATTTCACTATACATTTTATCTAAATAACTTGTTTTAACAACTGGTATGGCTCCTAAAGCCAAAGCTTCCATAACTCTATGCGTATCTACACCATTTCCGCGAGGACAAATTGAAAACTGGCTGACAGAAACGATATTTTGATAATCCTGCCACAATAAATCGCCCTCAACAGTGTAACAGTTTTTTTGAATCCAATTTTTAACTTTATGTCTCTCTGGATGAGTATTTGATAATGGAGTTAAGCACATTTTAATAGGTCTCAAAATGTTTTGTTTAGGTAACGCTGTAAATGTATTTGGGCGTTGTGTCCCTGTACTGCTAAGCCCTATGGGGATTTGCAAACACATAGAATGAAACGGTTGCAGGTTATTTCCTGACCAGGACACTAAGTTGTTAAAAGATAGTAGAGTGTCAGCAGTGCTTTGCTGGATGTCTAAATCGCTGTTTCCAGTTAATAAATGCCAAGGAACTGCAATTTTGGCCAGTGCAGGCAATGCATTGTGCAAAAGGTCAGTCTTGACAAAAACTGAATCAAAAGGTGCTACACGATCAGGAGCAAACGGTCTGAAGTTTACATGCTCTACATCTACACCTTGATTATGATAATACACATCAGGATAATCAATCATCCAATCTGCAAATGCCGTTAAACTATTGTATCTAAGCAATCTCATTGCGGTGTTCTTTTGAAAAAATCAATAGTTGCACGTAAACCTGTAGGCAAGTCTGTTTGAGCTTGCCATTGTAAATAATCCTTGGCTCTTTGGATATTTGGCCGCCGCCTTTCTGGATCGTCAGCCGGAAGATCTTTATAAACGATCTGACTTTTACTATTAGTCATACTTACGATAGTTTGCGCTATTTCTATAATAGTTTTTTCAGTAGGATTTCCTAAATTTATTGGACATGTAAGTGAACTTTGCTGTAGTTTTACAAGTCCATCTATAAGATCATTTACGTAACAAAAACTTCTTGTTTGATTTCCCTGCCCATAGATTGTAATAGGTTTATCTTCCAAAGCTTGGTTGATAAAATTACTTATTACCCTACCGTCATTTTTAGACATTTTAGGCCCATAGGTATTGAATATTCTAGCTACTCTTATATTAACTTTATATTGTCTATGGTAATCGTAAAACAAAGTTTCCGCAGAACGCTTGCCTTCATCATAGCAACTTCTAGGTCCAATGGGATTGACGTTTCCCCAATATGTTTCCGATTGGGGGTGTTCCAAAGGATTACCATAAATTTCACTAGTACTAGTTTGTAAAATTTTAGCATTGTATTTTAAAGCCAAGTCTAGCATATTAATAGCCCCCAATACACAAGTTTTTATAGTTTTTACTGGATCTATTTGATAATGTTGGGGACTTGCAGGACACGCTAGATTGTAGATTTCATCTACATATCCTATCTGAACTGGGTGTGAAATATCATGATGGATGAAATCAAAATTAGGTTTGTTTAATAAATGTTCAATATTAGCTAAACTTCCTGTAGACAAGTCGTCTAATACTAATAATGTATGTCCCTGTTCATATAGTTTATCACATAACCAGCTGCCTAAAAACCCAGCCCCGCCTGTTATTAGTATTTTCATTTGTATTCTATTACCTTTATGATTACGTCACATAGCCGTATATTACTTCTCAACATTTTTCAAATATTCCTGTTAAAATATTAGAATAATCAAACGTTGATTGGCGAATAGTGTCTTCAATATCACAAATATTTCTTACTTTATATCCTTGTGATACCATAAATGCAGATAAGGATTTGTCATTAAAATGCCACAAATGCTCATTAGGCCGTCTATGCTTCCAGTTTTCAAACCATTCATCGCTAAAGTTATGACACCAAGGAAGACTTATGCACACATACTTGCAATCTAAATTTTTCATGAAATACGGATTTTGAAAATGTTCTAAACTATCAAAAAAAGTCATTACTTCAACTTTGGCTTTGAATATATCAGCTACAAACTCACATTTTGTTGGTATTTCATATCCTGAAATATCATGACCTAAACATCTAGGAATAATATCACAGCAGGCTTTCAAAAAAGCTCCGTTACCATAACCAACATCAAGAATAGAAGTTGGAATATGCCCCAATACTCCTATGATGTAGCCTAAACGTAGATGACTCATAGCTACATTCAACTGATTGTAAGTGTCATATCTCACAGTCACATAGTTTTTGTCATATATAAAGGGTATTCTATCTTTTTGATATATGACCCCATTTTCATCATATTCATAGTTATTAATCATAATAAATTATATTCCAACCATTCTCTTGGAGATCTTGGTCATCTATCATACTTGGTTTTCTAATCTTGTGAAAATATAAGCGTCCTTGACATGTATCAGCAATACTGTCAATCAAACAAAACACACTGCTTTCTACCACATGAATTTCTTCTGCATTTTGAAAAACTTTTGTCCACGCTAACAGATTATTGCTTTCATTTGGTGTAACTTCCACAATAGTAGGTAATAGTGACTCGTCCCGCCCTTGCATATAATCTATATTGTATGAACTATTAACACTGCTTGCTTTATGGACTACAATATAGGGCTTAGATTCTCTTAACAATCGATTATACAAATCTGTTTGCTCAGCAATATTATCAGGCAACAAAAACTTTGTATATCTTGTTTTGTAATCAATATCTAACTGATTATAAAATGCTTTATACCAAATCGTTTTTGTAATATTTAAATATTCAAAACCAATTTTAAGTATTGGAGCATGTCTCGCCAAAGATAACTTTGTTATATCATGATTTTCGTCAGATATTGCCACAACAGTAACCTGTGGATTATTCTTATATAAAGAACTTACGGTAGACTCATTATGTTTTTTACAAGGTAAAATAACCGATAGCTTTTCACTAAGAAAATTTACAATTCCATTACAAATAAAATGATCACCTAATCCTAGGTGGTGATATATAATCACTTGTTTAGTGGAAGAATTTAAAAACTCACCTGGCATGTAGTAGTCTACGTTACGCAGGTATTTCTTGCAATATTGCACTGTCACCCAATATCACAACACGTGGTTTATTACATGACATAAGCCATTGTGATTTTTGTAATTGTAGTTGTCCACTATGATTATTGTGGTTGATAACTCAAATGCAACAATTGATTTGAGTTATCACATTAAGATTGTGCATTTATTAGCTGTGTTTTTGCAAGTTTTCAAATATAGAATATGTCTCTTGGAGACCTTGCTGCAAACTTATTTTTGGTCGCCACCCCATATCTAGAATTTTAGTGCTGTCCAAAGGACGATTAGGTGTTCCGTTGGGTTTAGATTTATCCCAAATTATTGAACCCTGAAAGTTAGATATTTTACTTAACAAGTTGCTGAGTTCCAATATACTGATATTTTCACCACTTCCAGCATTTATCAAATCAGCTTTTCCAGTATCTTGATGTTGCATAAGGAAAACACACGCACTTGCCATGTCAGATGAGTGCAAAAACTCACGTTGGGGCGTTCCATCACCCCATAATATAACTGTACCTTTTTTATTTTTATAAAACTTTTGCATCATTGCAGGAATAACATGACCGTTTAAATCATGAAAATTATCACCAGGACCATACAGGTTACTTGGCATTATACACACACTGGGAAACTTATATTGCTTATAATACGCTTCACACATTTTGATTCCATGAATTTTCGCTACAGCGTAAGACTCATTTGTAGGTTCAAGGGAACCATTAAGTAAACTGGATTCTTTTATAGGCACTGGCGCAAACTTGGGATATATGCAAACAGATCCCAAGAATAAAAACTTTTTTACACCATATTTCCAACTATTGTGTATTAAGTTACTTTGAATTAACGTGTTTTCATAAATGAAATCAGCACTGTAAGTATCATTGCTATGAATACCCCCAACTTTAGCAGCAGCATCAAAAACGTAATCTGGTTTATACGTTTGGAAAAACTCTTCTACTTGCCTTGAATCCATCAAGTTTAGTTCTTGACGAGACTTTAATATTAAATTGCTATAGCCTAACGATCCCAAATGCTTGACAATAGCACTCCCTACTAATCCACGGTGTCCTGCTACATAAATTTTAGCATTTTGCTCCACTATGAATGCTCCTATATTACCTTACTTGTGTGGTTTCGTGTCGCCCATAAAGGGAAGCTGATACCGTTTGAATGCCAGTTAGGATGAAACCAAGTCTCGTCAGGAATTGGTTGTATGTTAGCTGTTTTAAGGAGCAAACTCAAAATGCTTTGATCATGTCTATGCTCACGAAATGCTGTATGATTTGGCACAATACTAGGTTCATCCGTCAAATATTTGTAGTTTTGTTCTTGACAGATGTTATACCAAGTATCAACAAGTTGTTTGTTTTCCAAGTTATTGAGAAAAAATATAACTGTAGCCATGATCTGATCAGTTTGCATGTGCTGGTTATGTTGACTACCTAAAATTCTACATGCTGTGTCAGATTTGTTCCAACAGTGTTCTGTAAATCCAGGAAGTTGAAAGCAACAAACTCCTTGCTTAGCAGCTATATTGCAATAATCGTAAAATCTTGACACACCATGGTGATTAATCTGACATCCAGCATCTAAATATAACACAATATCGTTGTCAGGTATATTGGCTATTACCGATTTTACTGCCCAACTTTTCCATAACCAATATCCATGTCCTTTGGGATTGTTCTCAATAAACTGGCTGTGCGTGTCCCAAAAGATTTTATCTTGATGTAAGTGTTGTTGATTTAATATCGAAATACTATTGAATACTCTTTGATTTTGATAACGCCATTGGCTAGATGTAACGAGCATCCTAGTCAATGCTCCTCCATAATTGACAGTGTCTCCGAAACTTACTAAATGAATATTCATTTTTGAACCTAGACTAAATCCATTTCTTCTACAAACATGGCAAAACTTATGCAGCACTCCAATAGAGTTTTGCACGCGCCTTATAAGGTTGATGTGTAATGATATTACTGACTTTACACATCATAAGGTAGCTAGAAATTTACTATCTCGGCCAGTGATTCTTGCCATAAAGGTTTTTTGCCATACAGTTGCTGATATATTATATCAATAATACTTACCTAGGAATTTTTGGCCAATATTGACAAGTTCTTTAGGTTGTAAATACTCTAGACAACACAAGGAGCATACACATGAAGCCAGTTATAGATCTAACACCTAGTGCTGAAAATCACATTAAAACTGTGCTGCAACAGCATCAAGCACGTTGTTTGGAAATTGGTGTAAATGGAAAAGGGTGCAACGGTCTTAGTTATACTTTTGATATAGTGGATTCTCAAAACAGTCAACCTGGTGATGAAACTGTTCTTTTAGATGGAGAATATCAAGTAAGAGTTCCACAGGAGTGCGTTATGTATCTTTTAGGCAGCACTGTGGATTATCAAAAAGATGCATGGAATGCTAGACTGGTTGTCACCAATCCACTTGCAACTAGCAAATGCGGATGTGGCACAAGCTTTTCAGTTGATTAAATATAAAGGATAACAATGAAAACTTGGTTTATTTTTGGCGGAATTTTTCGCAATGGTGATTTTACAGAAATGGAGCCCAACACAGGATTCTGTGTGGGCCCTTTTCAGACACGGCAACAAGCGGAAAAAGCCGAGCAAGAGTTGATTATGAAAAATATAGATATATGCTGGTATAAAACTTTTATAGAAGGCGCTTGATATTTGTTGCTCCTATATCATCGCAAAGGGCAATAAAGTTGCCCTGGAGATTTAACAGTTCATCAAAAAACTCAGCTAGCAGCATGTTGGGGCAAGCTTGCGGGCGTATTTCATCAATCCAATCGCGAGCACCTTGCAGTGTACCATGAGTCTGAGCCCACAATGCTAGAGCTGATGCAGTACTGCGACTCACACCTGCTTGGCAATGAACTAGCACTCGAGCATCCTGGGGCAGATTTTTTCCCCAAGCAAGAATACGTTCAGCATGCTCCAAGGTAGGAGCATGCAAATCTTGTGGGGATTCCTGATCCTCAAACCTCAGCCACAACCAGTTCGCTGGTGCAATCATCGTGGGTTTAAACATACTACGCCCGGGATCCAACAGCGTGAGCAGATGTGTGATGCCCAACTGTTTGACACGGCGACGCACTTGAGCGCGATTGCAAATGAAAAACTCTGGCATGTTATTGACACTTCAACGTTTTACGACCAGGTGTGCGATAGTCTTGATTGGCATGAGTTTTGAACACATGACAGTTTGCACAAAGAGTCTGCAGGTTGGCTATGCAGTTGTCTTTAGGGTTGCCGTTAATGTGGTCCACTTGCAACTGAGCACTGTGACGAATCTTATACCTACAGCGATAACCCAACCTGCCATCGCGATTCTCGCAAAAATCTTTGCGGTGCTTGAGATAGGGATGCCACCGATTGGTGTATTCAGTTTCCGTTATGCCTGCCCGCTGAGCAGTTACCTGGGAAATACGGGATAACCCATGCTTGCTAGCAGTTCTTAGCTCATGGCATTTCCAGCACCACTTTCTCCAAGCAGGGCTTCCGTCAGCTTTCCACGCATACCTAACGGCAGGATTATTACAACTATCAGTTTGGCAAAAAGGTCGGGGCGGAACTTTGGGCTTGCGAGCCATACAACCGTCTCCTGGTTATAACCAAACGCCGGAAGTCAAAAAGTTGTTAACCCTTGAGAAAACAGCGCACCACCCGCATTTCACCAGCAGTGAGATCGCGCTCGCACACTGCGCCCTGATGCGCCACGCGGTTGGCTACACGGCTGACAATCACGCTCAGCTTGTCATCACGAGTGGTAGCAGCAAAGTCACCCATACGACGCACCAGATCAGCGACATTGATGTTCATGTTGTTCACTCTCTCTGTGTGTTTACATCCGGGATTATAGCAGCTTGTCAGGCAATGTCAACCAAAATATCGCGCACCAAACAAATTGCTGAAAACCTCATGCGGGCCAAACGTGCTGAACTCTCCAATACGATGGCTGCCCTTGTAGTCCCAAATGCCGCAGGGCCGTCCATCTGCTGTAAAGCCCCAGCTGTTGACAACCTTGTCAGGGTCGTCGTCGCAGTTAGGGGGAAACCCCAAGATTTCCGTGATTTCACCCACGGTGATGTTGCGGAGAGTACCAGTGCGGTGGCTACCCAGCAGATCCACAGGCTTGATGATCATGGTGTTTGTCCTAGTTCTGAGTTTCACGATCGATAAAGTCGCGCAGCATCTGCTCAACATCCACGGGACGCCCGTGTGCCTGTGCCCGCACAACCAGCTCGAGAAGAGCAATATAGCGGGGGTAAGCACGGTGGCTTGCACGCTTTTGGCAAGCCTCAAATGCTTGGTTCATCAGCTCATCTAGCGTGCTGTTCATGTTGCTGCTCCTTGTCACCAACATAGCATGATTTGTCAGTATGTCAACCAAAAAACTAGCTGCGCTGCCAGCTCAGCCGCTTGTCCCGGCCGGGCTTGCCCAGCCAAATGCCCGGCTCGCCCCAGCTGGTGGCAGAGATACCCCACTGCGTGAGCTGGGTCTTGCGGCGCTTGCCCCGGCTCCACTTGTCCGAGCAGTTGTAGAACCTGCCCTGGCTGCCCGTGGTCACGTTCATCTTGCCCTGAGCGCTGTGAAACATCGTCATGCTCCTTGCTTGCTAGAGCCAATGTAGCATGCTGATCAGATATGTCAACCATATTTTTCACAAAAGTTTGATATGGACGATTGAAACCCATGAGACCATGCAATATCAATGGTTTATGAGCTGTTTCTAGTTCAATAAAATCAATAGGTTAGTGATTTTCACGCTCTGTCGTGCTCTTGAATGTTTTCACACGTGTCAAGCTAGGGGCGCTTAATGTGATTTTTTTTGGTTGACAGAGCCTATGAATGTGCTATTATGAGCTCAGCAAGCAAGGAACTCCGCCCATGCGTATGCCCACAGATCTGTATGACGTTTTGGCTCAGCGCATGGGCGCGCTGAACTGGGATATTGCTGCATATAGGCAGCGGCTGATTGAGGAAGGGCGCAGCCGCGATGTGGAAAAGCGTCTGCGATGGGACATGTTGTGGGCGGCTGTGAGCAGCACCTGGGTATGCGATAACATTTACAATCAGGGCATGCATGATGTGCATATCGACACGGCGCTGAAAAAGATTGTCCGCAGCATGGAAAACGGTTGACACTCAGTCAAATCATGCTATATTGGGCCTGCAAGCGAGGAGCAAAGCTGATGAGCGAGCTGGACCAGATGTTAGGCAAGACCGTGAGCAAGGTCACTCGTTATGGTGATGGCTATCTTGAGATTGAGTTCACCGACGGTAGCAAGGTTGCAGTTTACACCAGCAGCAGCTCGTGGTTGAGCGTGGATTTTGAAGGCTAGATTTTGGTTGACACCTTTGTTTTTCCTGCTATAATGGGCCTGCAAGAGAGGAACAGGATGATGCCCTACAACACCAGCGAGCTTTGGGTGGTCTACTATGTGCATACCGATCCCTACAGCTTTGACACTGATGTTCCTGATCAGGTCTACACCAGCAGGGAAGAGGCACAAAAGGCTTGTGATGAGCTCAACAGCCTGCCCCGAACCTTCAGCTGGGAACGCGAGCG